ATGTAATACCTCATCTCCAAGAAAAATAGCTACATGATTTAAAGTTGAATCTAAGATACTCATCAATAAAACATCTCCGGTTTGTAACTTTTCATCTGGTCTTAGTTCTCTAAATCCTGTTCTCCAAGCATAACTTTCAAATAAAGGATCTTTCATAAACTCTTCTGGCGTAATAGGTCTTTCATAATCTTTTAATTGTATTCCTTTTTCCTGCTTGTAATAATCTCTTACTAAACTCCAACAATCTGTAATACCCCATACCCATTGACGACCCAATAAAGGTGCTTCATATCCCTGTGGCTCATAGTATCCCCATTGTTTTGTTTTTGGATTAACAATATGCCACGGGAGTTTACTTTGTTCACAAGCAACTTTATCTGCCTGACTAGCTATAGCTGGAGTTGTTGGATGACTGTGAATAACAGCAACTATATCTCCTAAACTATCTGCTTTTACATAATCTTCTGGATCGAGGATAAAACATTGATGTGCTGTCATAGATAAATTACGACAGGGATAATATCTTTCTTTTCCTCGAATATTTAACAAAAGACCAACAGATTCTTTTGGATCTTCTGTCTCAGCGTGATTAAGTGCAGCCTCTTTCCAATTCATGTTTGGATAGTACCAATAGAGGGGAACTCGGCTCTAGTGCATTGTCTTTGTGGAGCACGAATACCAGCAAGATCAAATACCGCAGCTAATTCAAATTGAACTACATCTCTGTTTTCTGTTGATTTTCTGTCTATTTTATATACTTCCTGCGGAAACTCTGCTGTAGGATCTGGTGTTCCATAAGGATTGACATTACTAGGAAAATTAACAGCATCTATAAATCTGGCAAGAGTTCTTATCCTTGTCACAGTTGCACCAGTAAGATCATTTCCAGCAGTGGTAGCGTTTACTGCTGCCAATATTGCTGTTATTGTTCCAAGTGCATTACTGACAGTAAGTGTTGGCCTCGGTAGTTGACCCTTTTGAAATGCAAAACCTTCTGCTTTTACAGGGAATCTTTGGTAACTGTTTCCGGCCCAAACTATCTCTCCGTTATCTTTCAAAGAAGAACCAGCATGAAATCTGTAAACTGTGGTTGCTCCATGCAAACTATTGTCTAAGGCTAGTGTAAATAGTTCTATTATTGATGATGGGTTTATGTTCTGAAGATTGCTAACGATAGCAGAACTGCTCATGGTTCAAATACCTCTCTAAATGTTGCTTGTACTGTGGCTCTATTGTTATATGGTATAGATTTTGTCCAGTTTTCGCAAACATATTGTCCTGCACCCGATAAAGTAATTGAAACATTACCACTATTGGTGGCACTGGCAGCAGCAGTAACAGTAAAAACATTTGAATCAGTAACCGAAGCAACAAGAAATGTACCATCAGTTGCAGATCCAGAAGTGTAATCAATAGTAAGTTCATCTCCA